GCTAACGCAGATAACATAAGAAATGGTACTGATATTGACTGATATGGATGTGGAAAGATGTTCGTACACACACATTCACGAACAAATCTGATAGAAAGCTGAGAAAGCTGAGCGTTAGCGATTTCTTATAGAGTGAATGATAGATGATGTTGAAGGACGAAGCGTAGGCAAAGGAAGCCGACAGAGCTTTTTGTAGCAAACCCGTAGGGGTTGAGAAAAAAACGACAGAGGCGGGGGAGTTATCACATAGACATCCGTATTTATACAGCAATAAAAAATTTTAGGGGGGTGGGGTGTCTACTTTTCTCTCAGAATAATTCTAAAAAAATTTTACTATGTTTGTAGCACTAACTTTAATAAAGGATAGCTATGCATAATAAGAAAGTAAAGAAAGGTAAGTTTAAAGCCAAGGTTAAGAAGGTAGCTCAGAAGGTTAAGAACAAGTTCAGAGAGGTTGTAACAAAAGATACCACACGTCCAGTAGTAAATACTCTACTTAAGTATAAGAAAGGTGGTATGATGTCTTACAAGAAAGGCGGTACAATCCAACACGACTAGAATATAATAATACATTAATATTAAGGTTTGGTTTTTTTGGTTGTAAGAGGGAGTGAAGCTTAGGTGGTAGCTCCCTTTTTCTATTCTATTAATTTTTAATATCTTTGTGTATGCAAAAAACCAAAAGTAAGTACGGCAGAATTGAAACGATGCCTAACGGAAAAATCTATGGGGTTGTTAATGTAACAACACTAGATGAAGAACAGGAGTATAAAGTATTAAGTGATTATATTGATTTAGGGTATGTTATCCTAAGTAATGAGTATAAGTTTTGCGGGGGCACAACAGGGTATATAATTTATCATTATTATGATACCGCATCCAACACAACAACAAGCGAGGAGTTAGACACCATTGAGCATGGTGTATTTGTAATGAAGACAGAATTAAAAAAGTATGTACCTAATTCAGGTAAATAAAACAGGGAATGCAATTGAGGATGACGGAGTTCTGGCAGTAAAGGAGTTTGCTGAAGTATTGCATTTGAGAGGCTATGGAAACAAAGCGCTGCTGTGGGTGGCACTTGTTTGTGATTATGATTCCCCTTATAAACACTTTGTTGAGAAGGAAAGGATAAGGGTAGTATCCAAAGACTTATACGGAACGTATGAGTGGAAGGGTATAAAATTGCAAAAAATTGCTGACGCAATTAGTAAGTATAAAGAGCTTCAGTTCGACCCCCTGGACGCGCAGCTCGTTGCCTTCAACGAAAAGATAGACGAGTTTACTATGCTTATGAAAAGAACTCGTATCACTATAGATAATGCTGCTGATATGCAAAAGGTGATGATTGGTATAGAAAAAATACTAGGTACAAGACAAAAAGTACTTGACTCTATAGAAAGAAGAGGGGAAAGAACTAAGATTGTTGGTCAGGCAGAGCTAAGTTATCTAGAGAAAACCAACAGCGTAAACAAAAATAATGGCTAACATCAAGCTTTATCAGCCATTAATCCATGAAGGAACTCCAGACTTAAATCCTGAAAGCGTTGCCTATAGAGAATTTTGGGACGAACAGATAGATAGATGTAAAAATGGGTTTAAGCCTAAAGGTCTAGACAGAATATCTGGTAAACACTACTACTATTTAAATTTCTATAAGATACTTGGTAACTCAGGTGGCGATGGAAATAGAAAAACATTGATTGCTCCTTGGTATAGAGATATGGATAAGGAGTATTTCGACCTATTTGAGACTTGTAAGCAAGAAGAAAAGGGGATGATTGTAATTAAAGCCAGGGATAAAGGGTTTAGTTATATGAATTCTGGTATGTTAGCACATGAATTTACCTTTTATCCATTTAATGAGGTAGGTATTGCAGCAGGTTTACAGGTAACAGCCAACTCTTTCTTTGATAAAGTGAAGAAAGGACTCTTTAATCAACACCCTAACTTTAGACATTCTATACTTAAGGACGCAGACGAGACCTTACGCTCTGGATATAAGAAGAAAAACAGAGATGGTAAGTGGGAAGTAGGTGGTTTTCAGTCAGTTGTACACTGTAGAACGATGAGTAACCCCGAAGTATTCAAAGGTGAGCGTTTATCTCTTATGGTATTTGAAGAAGCAGGGGAGTTCAAGGAGCTGTTAAATGCATATATGTCATCTAAGGCATGCTTTATGGATGGTAATTTGCAGTTTGGTGTACCTGTTATTGGTGGTACAGGTGGTGATATAGAGGCATCTTCTAAAGATTTCATGGAAATGTATTATAATGCTGAGGCATTTAATCTTATTCCTATGTTTATACCTGCTACTAAATGTTACCATGGGTTCTTTAATGTAAAGAATGGTGTATCTGATGTGGATGGGGCGCAAGAATCTTTGATGAAAGACAGGGAACAGCTTAAATCTTCTGGTAATCAAAAGGGTTTTAATTTACATCTACAAAACTATCCTTTGTCTGTAGAAGAAGCTTTCCTTCAGACTAAATCTTCAAGGTTTAACGTTGGAAAAATAAATTCCCAAAGAAGTGATATATTAGCAAATGAAAGTTATAGTGGTCAAATACAGCAAGGAAGACTAGAGTGGAATGATGAAGAAATCATGAGTGTACACTGGGTTTTAGACCCAAATGGACCTTATAAAATCCTTGCTCATCCGATGCCTGAATATGACGGTTTAGACATAGGAGGTATTGACTCATACGACCAAGACGTCGCTGAGGCGTCAAGTTCGTTAGGTAGTTGTATAATCTTTAGAAGGTTTTACAACATGGATATAGCAGGCAATTATGTTATTGCTGATTACACAGATAGACCCAAGACGGCAGAAGAATTTTGGGATGGTTGTCTTAAGTTGGCTGTATACTATAATTCAAAGATGCTAGTCGAGTATACAAAGATTGGTATACTAGATTATTTTAAAAGAGCAGGGGGATTAAAATATTTAAAAGAAAGACCTGCAACTGCACACTCACCTAAAACCGTAAATAGAAATAGATACGGTATACAGATGAATAAACATACCAAGGCGGTAATGGAGCAGTATATGGAAAAGTATATAGAGGAGAGCTGTGGAGATATATGGTTTATTGAATTGCTAGATGAATTAGCAAATTATGGATTAAGAAATACGGATAGGGCGATAGCGTTTGGTTTGTGCATGATTCATGATATAGATATATATCAACAGCAAGTGAAGCTAAGGGAACAAGCAACCAAACAAGTTGGTTTTATATATTATAAAAGAGAAAATGGTAGATTAATACCTTACAAAGCATAAAATTATGAACGGAAGTTACCCAAAGCAGCTAGTATCAGAGGCTGAAAAAAATGATGAGTGGTGCGAAAAGAATTTAGATTCTATAGCAAAAAACTTAGAAACCTCTAATGAGTCTTTGATAAATGAAAAAAATAAAGATATAAACAATTATATGCTTTATAATGGTCATGTGAATATGAAAGACTATGAATATATCACAGACCAATATGGTGTTCCTTACCCTGCTACACTAAATAACTTCCCTATTACTAAAAATAAAATTGACCTTCTTGTAAACGAAGACTTAAAGCGACCAATAGATAAGAAAGTATCTGCTGTTAATAAAGATGCTGCTTTAAGAAAAGAGAAGTTTAAGATTTCTCTTATAGCTAACAATCTACTGCAAGAAATAAACGCAGATATAGAAGGTGAGCTTGGTATGGAGTTGGAGATGGATAACAAAGAGTTTCCTATTCCAGACGACATTGATGAGTTTATGAGATATGAATACAAGGAAGTTATTGAAGAGGTAGTAAATGACGGACTTGAATATCTTACACGTAAGTATAGATTTAAAGACTTGTTTAAAGACGGCTTTAGAGATATGCTTGTTACAGGTAAAGAAATATATAAGGCTTACATTAAAGATGGAGACCCTTATGTTCGTAGAGTAGACCCTAGAAGTTTTGTATACGATAAATCTATAGAGAGTGATTATATAGAAAATGCGCAATGGGCAGCAGAAGAAAGATGGCTAACTGTAAACGAAGTTCTTGACGAGTTTAGAGATTCATTGTCTAAAGACGATGTTCGTGAAATTGAAGAGATGCGTCAGCTAGTATCTGCTGATGACTTATCAAGATACAACAACACTATAGAGTGGGTAGACTATGATGCTGATAAAGGAGTTCGTATTCGTATAATATCAGCTGAGTGGAAATCTATTAAAGCTATTAAGTTTAAAATATCAGAAAACAAATACAATCCTGAGTTTCCATTTAAAAAAGTGGTTAAAGATGATTACAAGCCACGTAAAAATGAAAACATAGAAACAAGATATGTAGATGATATTTGGGAAGCTACTAAGATAGGTGGTAAGATAATGGTTAATGCACGTAGACGACCTAACCAAGTTCGTTCTGTAGATGATGCAGGTACTACACCTCTTTCATATATAGGTGTAATACATAACCATAATACAGGTAAGTATCACTCTATGGTAGACTTAATGCGTCATGTACAGATGTTATATAACATTGTTATGTATCATATAGAACTTACTATGGCTAGAGCTGGTGGTAAAGCTGTTATATATGATGTTGCACAAATGCCTACTAACATTGGTATGGATATGCAGACAGTTATGTACCACCTAAAGAATGATGGTATCATACCTATTAATAGTCAGTCAGAAGGAATGGAGGGTAATACATTTAATCAATTCCAATCTGTAGACTTTACCCTTTCTAATTCTGTTCAACAACTTATTAACCTTAAGATGATGTTAGAACAGACTGCTGGACAAATCACTGGAGTGTCTCCACAAAGAGAAGGCGCTGTTGAGCAGTATGAGTATGTAGGTAATGTACAGCGTTCTGTTGTGCAGTCTTCATTAGCAACTGAAGGATGGTTTCACCAACATAATGAATTAAAGAAGTTAGTCTTTGAAAGGCTAGCTAACTTAATGAAGCTTGCTTGGGCAGGCGGAAAAAAGGCAGGATACATTTTAGGAGATGGCGGTTACGCTTTCTTAAATGTACTTCCTGATGTAGCTTTAAATGATTACGGAGTATTTGTAGGTGATGGTGGAAAAGATGATGCTATGAAGCAAATGCTACAACAAATGTCGCAAGCTGCCCTGCAAAGTGGAACAATTAATATGCTTGATGTAATTAAAGTTCTTAAGGCTGATACAATGACAGAAGCAGAGCATATACTAGAGAGAGGTATTGAAGCTATGCAGAAACAACAACAATCTATGCAAGAACAGCAAATGCAAATGCAACAAGCTGAGTCTGAGGCTAAACAAGCAGACAAAGAGTTTGAGATGCAGAAAGCACAGCTAGATGTTGAAGGTAAAGTTAAAGTTGCAGAGATTAATGCACAAGCTAGAATAGAGGCTCAAGAAATTGCTTCTCAAGCCGATAGAGATATAGATGATGTTCGTGAAAAAGGAAAGCTTCAATCAAAAGCTATTGATGCAGACATTCAAAGTCAGATGGCTGAAAAGAAATCAGAATCTGATAGAAAAATGATGGCAGAAAAAGCTAAACACGACAAGGAAATAGCATCAAAAAAAGTAAAGGAAAAAAAGTAATATATTTGTAACGCAGGAAATAAACTTAAAATCATGGCAGAAGAAAGCAAAATTATTGATGAAGTAGTTTCTCAAGCAGAAGAAACTCAACAGACAACAGAAAATAGTAACGAGACCGAAGCAAAAGCATTTGATGCTAGTGCGTTCACTGGTTACGATAAAAGTAAAAAAGGTAATACACTTGACAAAGAAGCACTCAAAGACGATGGCGCAGATGAACCGAATGAGCAAGTTGAGGAGGTTCAAGACAATGCAGAGCCAGAAGAGCAACCTGCAGAGTCGGATAGCTTTTCTTGGGACGATGTTAAGACCGAAGAGAAACAAGTAGAAGCCGAAAAAGCTACTGAAGTAGAAGCTGAAGAAGATTGGGACGAGGCAGAACAAACTGCTAAAGAACCAGAACCGCAAGCTGCTGCTACAGAAATTGACTGGTCAGAGATGGGTCAAGAGCTTAATGTAAATGCAAACACAAAAGAAGAGTTTGTAGCACAGGTTAAGCAAATGATGGAAAATCCTGTAAAGGACAATGACGTAGTAGGAAATCTAAAAGAATATTTAGATATGTCCGACAGAGATTTAGTTATTGCAGATTTAAAAGCTGCTAACTATGACGATGACTACGTTAACGATACGGTTGATAGAATGGAAGATGCTGGTCTTATTAAAAGAGAAGCAACAACTATTCGTCACCAACTTAACAAGCATATTATGACTGAACGTCAGAATTTGCAAAAGGCTGAGAAAGAAAAAACCGAAGCTGCACAGAAAGAGTCTGTGGAGTCTAGAAAGAATTTACAGAAGTTGATTAAAGGAAAGGATGAATTCTTTGGTGGTAAAGTTTCTCAGAATGAAAAAAAGAACTTATATAATTACATTATAAAAGGCGATTTTGCCGAGGATATTTTTAGCAATCATGCCAATGTTGCGGATGCTGCCTTCCTATGGCGAAATAAAGAAAAGATTTTCAAAATGATGAGAACGCAAGGCGTTGAACAAGGAAAATCGTCGGTATTAAATGGAATCACATCTCCAAGCAGTAACACTCGAAACTCGAAAAGTTACAAGCCAAAGAGTGATAAATTTGACCCAAGTGCCTTTTCAAAAAAGTAATTATAAGTTAATAAATTATTTTTTAACATAAAAATTTACTTAAAATGGCTAATATTTATAGCGGACAATATGGTAAAGAGACTACTAGCGAAAATGCGTTAGTAACTAACTTACTTAAATATCCAGAGATTGCTGCAAAATTAATTGAGCAGTATCCACGATTCTCCCTTACTTACCTATTAAATGGATTAGGTTTTAACGCAGGAGAAAAAATTATCGGTGACTATGCTTTCGAATGGAAAGTTCAAGGTCGTTACCGCAAACCAGGTGTTTTAAATGCAACTTTTGATGGAGCAACTGCAGGCTCAACGTTTACTGCGGTTTTAAAGCACGGTTCAGGAAATTACGGAGATAACTTAAATGTTAACGATGTAGTTCGTTTCAAAGATGGTTCTACTGCTATGGTAACAGATGTACCTTCAGCAAGTGGTTCTACTAATACTGTAACGTTTAGAGCAATTGATTCTACTGTAGCTGCTGGTTCTGCTGCTGCTGCAGGTGATATTATCGGTTGTATTGGTAATGCATTTAACCAAGGGTCTTTAGCATCTGAGGTTGGACAAAACTACAGCTACCCAGATACTTACAAGAACTGGTTAACTCTTTCTCGTAAGAAATGTAAAATCATGGGTACTGACCTTACTGATGTAACTTGGATTGAAAACAATGGTCACAGACTTTGGTACTTTACTAAAGAGCAACAAATGACTGACCAATTCATGTACGAGCTTGAATTGAACCGATGGTATGGTAAGAAAACTATGGCTGGTGATTCTAGTTTCCCTGGAGCTAGAGGTACAGCTACTTCAGGTCTTCCAATTATGGGTGACGGGCTACTTGCTCAAATTGACGCTTCTAACCAAGCAACTTATACTGCTGGTGCATTATCAGAAGAAGATATTGTAAACTATATCGGTGTTCTTTCTAAGAATGCTTTATCTCCTGAAGGAAATGTATGGACTGTGTACACTGGTACTCAAGGACGTATCGACTTCCACAGAGCGATGAAAGACTTACTAGTATCTGGTGGTGCTGGTGGTGCTGAGATGATGGCTAAAGGTGGTTCTTCTGTATCACTAGGTGCTAACTTCTCTGAATACAATGTACTTGGAAACAAGATGGTATTAGCTTACTGTCCTGTATTTGATGACCCTAACTTACACTCTGCTACTTCAGCTACATTTGATTCTTCAAATGAGTCTGGTAAAATGGTATTCTTAGACATGGGTCAGCAACAAGGTGTTGCTAATGTTGAGCTTATTGCTAAAGGTGCTGAAGGAATGTCTCGTAACTTCGTTAAGAAATACGTTCCTGGTATGGTTAACCCTTATGACTATAGCTCTATGATGGCTGCTTCAGGTGATGACTTCTTCGAGTGTCAGATTTTAACTGAATCTGGTATTATCGTAAGAAACCCATTATCTTGTGGTATCTTATCTAACTCGTAATTTAAAATTTATAACAGGAGGTAGCAATACCTCCTCTTATTATTAACTTATAAAAAAAATAAAATGGCTGAAAAATTTATATATGCTGTAGTAGCTGATGATAATGCTACTGCATGGCCTTTAAGCAAATTAATTGATATTCGGTATGTTAACACTACTAGTATTGATTTATTTTTTGAAGGAAAAGTAGGTGCTGATTCTGCAGATAAACTACAATTAACTACTGTAGCTGGAAAATCTAACCCTTTAATGCAAGAATTATGTGATGTTTTTTACAATCACAAATCTGGTGCTATTATTAAAATAGGAGATAATGTTAAAAGTGAATTTGTAAGCAGTAGTATTTCTGCTATAGCAAGTATAACTTTAGCTAGTTAATAATATTTAAAAATTTAACAAAATGGCAAAAGATAAATATTTATACTTTAACGACATTGTAGGTTCTACAAAAAGAACTGTTGTACCTTTAAGTAGACTTCATCATATTGATGTAGGAGCTTCAACGGTTACTATGGTATTTGATAATCACCAAGATTCTACAGAAAATGATGCGGCAACTGTTTCTATTGCTCTAACAACTGGAGCTGATGAAGAAGAAATAACTTTAGAACAAATTGCAAAACTTTGCGCAAACCATAGAGGTGGATGCCTGGATATTCGAACCGCATTAAGTAAGGTAACCGAAATAGCAATTACAGAGGTTCCATAATTAATTAACAAAATTTAAAAAAAATAAATAAAAATGAAAGACGTATTTACAGTAAAACGTTCCGCTGATGGCGATGATGTTTTAAAAAGCCTGAATGGTCACATTCAAAATGTAATTTCAGTTTCTTCTGCAGCTGACTATAATTTAGAAGATGTAGAATCGGGTTCAGTCATTGTTTTAACTAAAGGTGGCGTAACAACAGTTACACTACCTGCTGCATCAAAAGGATTGAATTACAGAATAATTATGGGAAGCGCTCAAAATCATGTTATTGATGGAGGGGCTACATTAATTCAAGGAGATATATTGGATTTTACTAATGCTACTACTTTAGCCAGAACTTCTGTTGCTAATAAAAGTAGTATTACAACGGCTAATACAGCAATTGGCGACCATTTAGATTTTTTATCTGACGGTGTTAATTGGTATGTTACTGGCTTACTAAATGATACTCCTACTTTAGCGTAGATAATTAATATACTCATCCCCTCTTCGGAGGGGGTGTTTTACTTGTTAGCATGAATGCAAAAATTATAGTTCCGTTTAAAGATACTGGAGGCAAGGAAATGATTACATCTCCTAGCAATAGAGATATAGTCGGTAGTAGTTTAGGTAATTGGAGTCAAGTAAATACAACAACTATAGTCGCTTTATATGGTGCTATATTTGCAACTATAACTTCTACTTCAAATGCACAAGGAGTTGAGTTAGGTTATACTTTTTTAGAACCTATTCACATAGGTATGACTTATAATGTTTCTTGTTTTTTAGCTGTAACTAATACTGATGGCAATACAGGTAATCATTATCAATTTTCATTTGGTAATGCTTTTTCTAGTGGATTTAATTTATCTGCGCCTGAAAGCGCTACAAATAAAGAATCTGCAGATTTAGTAGCAACAAGTAAAACATCTAATTTAAAATTACAAAAAGAATATGCTGCAAATCCTAGTCAAGCTTTTTTCGCAAGAGAATTTAGAGTTACAGAAAAATGCTTTACTAGAGTTATAGATAGAAGTGAAAATGATACTTTATTTTATGTAGAGTCTTATGGAACTTTAGATGCTTCAAGTAGTGCTATTGGAGTTTTAGGTGGGGCAACATGTATTAAAATAGTTCTTCCACCTCCTTTTTTAGGTGCTTATTATGAATTTGTAGTTTCTAATTCAATTACGAAACTAAATGGAACTGCTGGTACGTTAAATAAACCAATTATATTTGCAGCTACTTCTTCTAAAGGCGAAGAAGGAGCAACAATTATAAGTTATAATGTCCATGAAACAGAAGGAGCAATAAATGTAGGAACAGGTAAAACTTCTGTAACAATAGGAAGGGCAGCTAATAATACAGTAGGAGATAATTTAAGATTTACTTCTGATGGAACGAATTGGTTTTGCATAGGAAGTACAGATTTAGCAAGTTTTGAAGCATAATATGAGTAGTTATAAAAAAATATACAAAGTAGTAGATGGTAAGGTTGTTGAAGTACAACCTAAAAAGCATAAACTACAAACAAAAATTAAAGTCAAAGGACCAGGCTTAAATTGGTCTTATAAATCAGGAAGTAAAGTTTAAATTAAAGAAAGTAAAAATGGAAACAAAGCAAACAATTGTTTATGCATGTAGCAAGCCTACAAAAATGAATTATGTATTTTTTGGAAACTACAAAGATAAAACAGGTAGATTACACGAATACATGGACATTAACGGTATGGAACACAGAGGATTCTCTCACACCCAACCAACTCTCTCGTTAGATATTTCACACGAATCACACAGACTGTTAGATGAGTTTTTAGCAACACATCCATTAGTTATGAATGGTAAGTGGACAAGAACTGACATTAGAGAAAAGCAAACAAAAGAAACAAAAACTGTATTAGACTCAGCTCAAGCTATTATTGAGGCAGCTAAAATGAATACTAAAGATGTATTTGATTTTGCTAAATTAGCAGGGTTTGGTAACAACTCTAACGCAGACGTACTAAGAGCTAAGATTATAAAGTTAGCACAAGAAGATGCTAATAAGTTTATGGCTATACATTTTGACCCAGAGAAGTCTTATAGAACATTTATTGTAGATGCTTTAAAGTCAAAAAAATTGTCATATGAAAATGCTACTTTTATGTACGGAAAGGAAGCTATTGGACTTAACGAAGAGCAAGTTATTGTTTGGTTAAAAGAAAACAAAGACATTTATGCAATCTTACGACAGGAACTGCGTGGTGGTCAACCTTCGATTGAACAAAGAAAACCGATTGAAGTCAAATCACAGCAAAAGAAAGAAGTTGAAGCAGAAGTTAGAAGCGAGAAGACTAAAACACAGGCTAAACAAGGCAAGTAAAAAATAAAACAATATGGCTAGTACTATAACACCAGCAACATTAACAGTTAAAATATCAGAATCTGTCATATTAAATGGTTCTGAGCAAGGTAACACTAACACTATAACTGTTAGTAATATTAATGAAATATCAAGAGAAATATTTCATTGCGATACATCTGAAAATAATTTGCTTTGGTTTATAGACGAAATAGCATCAGCTGATACTGGTAGCGGGCATAATAGATTTCTTAGAAATAAAGTTATGTATGTTAGAATAACAAATTTAGATGACACTAACTATGTTACTTTAACTATTAGAAATCACAGCGATGATGAATTTGCTATAAAATTAAGTGCTGGTGCTTCTTTTATTGTAAATGGAGCAAGTAGTACTGCTGTTAATAACATTTTTGATGCTAGTGGTAATGCAATAAGCCCTGCTTCAACTTTGGGAGATTTATATAGTATTAATGGCCTTGCAAACACTGCTAATTGTGACTTAGAAATGTTTGTAGCAAGTATTTAATTAAATTAAAATAAAATGGCAACAACTTTATCTTCATCTACCTTAACTGTTAAATTAACAGAATCTATTTTATTAAATGGAATAGACCAAGGTGGAACAAATACTTTAGCTATTTCTGGCATAAAACAAGTGCATAAAAGAATAATAACTATGCCTTTCGATGATGTTAGCGACCCTATTGATGCTGCAGAAAGAAAATTACTTCATATTACTAGTAGCCGCGCAGCTGGACAATATGTAGTTGCAGATATAAGGTACGTTAGAATAACTAATTTAGATAATTCTGTAGCAGTTAATATAAGGCTTCAAGGTGCTAATTTTGCTGATACAACTATTACTGGCGCTACATATAACAATCAGACTGCTATTACACATAGTTCTAATTCAGCTGTAGAACTTGGTATGAGTGTTACAGGAGATGGAATACCAGAAGGAGCTCGTGTTGCATCAATTACAAGCAATACAGCATTTGTGTTAAGCGCCGCAACTACTGGTGGTCTAAAAGAAAACAAGACTTTAGCTTTAACAGCAGGATTTAAACAAAGATTAGACCCTGGTTGTAGTATGTTGTTTACAAGCAGCTCTACTACAGGTTTAGTAGGTTATGCAAAAAACGAAAATTTACTTGCAGGTACTTTAGAAGATTTAACAGAAATTCATGCAGAAACAACAACAGCTGCTTGTGATTTAGAACTTTTTATAGCAACCGTATAGTATGGCAGTAGCGTTAACAGGTAGTTCAGGTATGTATGCTCGTATTAGGCAACTAATAGACCGAGAAGATGCAGCTTATTTTACTGATACAGAACTAGGAAAGTTTTTAGAATCTGCAGTAGATGAGTTTGTAAATCAGTATTATGGAGTATTTGAAGTTAATCAAGAGGTTAGGGATAAGTTACAAAGCTTAGTCGCTAAAAATACAGTTTCTTTCCCTGGTAGCACTTTAGAATATGCAGTAAGTAGTTTAACAGATTATATGAGATTACTTAGTGCAACATTAACTAATGACCCTAAAACAAGAGTTAAAATAATTCAGTTAAGTGATTTGTCTGCTTATCTATCTGACCCTTTTAACAAAGCTACAGATGAAGCGCCAGTTATGTATATGGAAGGTAGCAAACTACACCTTTTAGGACCATCTAAAACAACAAGTGTAGATGTTTATCATCTTAAATATACTAATACATTTAGTAATTTACCAAATCACACATATGAAGAATTATGTAATATAACAGCTCGTAGAATCTTGGCGACATTGGGAGACCCAAGATACGAAATTCAAGCAAGAGAAACGACTGCTGAAAAACGAGGTTAAAGATGCTTTTTGCTCCCTGCTTTCTTGAAAGGGTAGTGTAGGGAAACTTACCTACCCTTTCTTTAAAATAAAAGAATATGGCAACATTAAATGAAATAGCATACAACATTAGAAACATCGCAGAAGGTGGCGTAGCTTCTGATGACTCTAATATTACATTAAGACAGACTAAGTATATGGTACATTACCATCGTGCTAATCTTCTTCTTCAGTACACAGACAATGGTCGTAAGACTTCTGATGTTATGTATCAGGTTGATAAGATGGTTCCAAGCAAGAATGGAGTTGATTTAAAGGCTTTTATAGGCTTTAATGACAATCGCTCTATAAGAAGTATAGCTTTAAGGTCTACAAGCGATAAGAACGAAGATTTTGAGTTATTGCCTTTATTTAAAGAGCACGATAAAATGTTTGCTCAAAATTCTAGATTTATTAAACACGCTGCAAAAAAATATGCTACTATTCAAAGTGGCAAATTGTATGTTTACGAAGGTTCAGATATATTTAATAGCAGTAGTTATGAGTTAGAGGTTACGGCTATATATTCAAATCCTACTCAAATTGATAGCTATATAGATGATGACACTACTCAGTATCCATTACCTCAAGAGTTGATAAGTATACTAACAGAAACTATATTAGCAAAAGAATTTAGAATGATTCTTGGTATTCCTTCTGATACACCAAACGACCAAAGAGATGAGAAAACAGAAAGAAAGAAAGCTGGAGCTAAATAGTTATAAAGGCAAGTATGTTACTTTAAAAGACATACACGCTAATATAAAAGACAAGGTAAAAGTACAGGGAGCTTGGGTAAAAAAGAAAAACGATTACAGGGATAGAGAGCTTACTTATAAAGAATACTATGGTATTATATCAAAGTATTTTGAAAAGGTTATAAACGAAGTAGCAGTAGAAAGAGAAGAATATAGGCTTCCTAATAAAATGGGTAGAATATATATAAAGAAGTTAGAGCATAAAAGACCTTTTCATTTAAGAATAGATAGAGAGGCGAGCAAAGAAGCAGGAGAGTATGTTTGGTATAAAGTCCCAATACTTGACGACTATTATAACAAACTTGTTTGGAATAGACACCAAAGGTATAAACGATATAAAATCTTACCTTTGAATAAATTTAAGAAATTGATAAAAAAAGTAAAAGAATACTAATATGCAAGGTCAGTCTAAAATAAGTGTAAAGCAGGTTGTTAGTGCGGTAATTAGAAACTTAGGTATTCAAGATGCCGCTAAAGAATTCCATACATTTGTTGAGTGGGCTTTTGAAGCAGAAAAAAAGATAGGTTCTTATTGCACTTTTTTACAAAAAGAAGAAACTTTAAATGTAGCAAATAAAAAAGCAGCATTACCAAGCGACTTTTTAGAGTTAGTAGATATAAAGAATTCTGTTAATATTTATTATACGCCTACTACAAAGTCTTTTTCAGAAAAACTAACTAATTATACATCTTCTTACAAATACTACGTTAAAACAGGTTATATACACACTACAGGAGAAGACTCTCAAATAGATGTAGTATATATGGCTTTAGAAACTGATGTAGAAGGTTATCCTACTATATTGGCTAATCATGAAGATGCTATAGCGTCTTACATTATGTATAAATACAAAGCAAGAGATTATTATAATCAAAAGCTTCCTAGATATATTTATGTAGACCTAAAAAGAGAGTGGAATCGTTTATGTGCACAAGCACGTGGTAACGACAATATGCCTACTAAAAATCAGTGGCGACAAATATCTAAATATTGGAACTCTCTTGTACCTGTTAAACCATCACAAGGACTTTTTGATTAATTATGGCACAAAAAAAACCTAATACATTTATGAAAGGTATGGCATCAGACCTTGATGCACATGCTATTCCATCAGAAAATTATCAAGAAGCTGTTAATGCTAGAATAGTTAGTAGAAGTGATAATTTATTTTCTTTAAAGAATATTCCAGGCATGAAAGAAATGCCTCCAATAGGAGTTGGTGGATTTAAGATAAAACAAAAAAACGGGTTTTTAAAAGGTGTAGGAAATAGCACTACAGATGCATTTTTATATCAAGCTCCTAGACATATAAAAAAGTTTAATGTAACTATAACTTATGTAGGTGGCACTACTGCAACAGGTTCTTATGAGTGGTCAGCATATAAAACTAGCAATAGTATAATTAGAGCAACTCAAAAAGGTCACAAAGATGTAAATAAAACTAATTACACTAACATAGAGTATACTAACAATCAGTATATGGGGTTTTTGTACCAGGCTATAACATCGGTTCCTGACATTAATACATATTACGATATATCCCTTAAAGTTCCTTCATCAACTTACTCATCTTTTGAAGCAGAAATTTGGTTTACACAAAAAATAGGAGTAAAAGAAATAAGCTCTATAAGTGTTGCTTTTGATGTAGGTACAACAGACCCTAAAAATATTGTACCTAACAATAGCTCTTATTTTAAGGTAAACTCAACATTTGGGTCAGGAGATAGTATTTCAGATGTACTTGAAACTACTAATGGAGCAGCTTTTACATATGACACGAATCAAGACCAGTTTGGTTATTTTGGTAAATGTATTATACAAGACAACAAATCTTTTAAGGTACTAGATGGAGCTGTCCATGCAAATCCAGGGTTTATAGCTAACCTTAATTCAGTAATCTATTCGGTTTATATAGTCTGCGAAAATTGGGGTACTAATGATGAAATAGAAGTTATAATTGGAGACACGACAACCATTATAGGCGGCACTGATGTAAACGGCTTAGGTGCAGCGTTAGCTAATGCTACAAAAATTGTAACAGGGACTGGTAGTAATGCAAGCGTGCCTTTTGAATTTAAAGCTAAGGATGGTACTTTAACTGTAAGACATTTTTCTATTAAAGCAGCTGGAGGCTCTTATACTCTTGCAGAAGATACTTTTTGGGAAACAGAAACATTTACCAAGACTTATACATTAATAGATATGTGTGAGTTTTCTGAATATTTATGTGTACTAGCTCATCATAAAACAAATGATGATGCTGTGTTTAAATTTGAATTTGACACAACAGGTTCTTGTACTAATATACAACCACTAATATTTGGAGATTTTGGATTTAATGCTAAGACTTCTATAAGGTTAGCTAAAATAGAAGAAAATGATGCATATGAAAGAATATATTGGACAGATGGAGTTAATCCATTAAGAGGTTTAAATATATTAGGAGACCATGAGTATTACGCAAAATTAGCAGAAACAGGTTTAAATGTAATACAAACAGGAAATTTACAACCTCCAGTAGTAAATTCTATTATTCAAGGTGGGGCTTTACCATGTGGTAGTTATTCTTATTGTTATAGGTTAATGACGGGAGACGGAAAAATGTCTACTGTATCTCCTATATCTAACCCTGTTTCTGTATACGCTACTAATAAATCAAATCAAGCTCACGCTATTCAAGGTGGTGACCTAGATACTATTAGTGGAAAGATAATTTCTTTAGGCGTGTCTAATATAGATACTACATTTACAAGAATACAGGTAATAGCAATAAGATTTATTTCTCAAGAAGGAGCAGCTATATGTTCTGTAATTGCTGATGAAAAAGTATTTGGAGATACTATGGAATTTTTTCACACAGGGAATAGTCCTGAAATTCCATTAACATTATATGAGGTGTTAGCTCAAGGAAAAACTTGGGATAGCTGTAAAACTTTAGCTATAAAAGACAATAGACTATTCGCAGGTAACCTAACTAATACAAGTTACGATTTAGGTCTTACATCAACATCTTTTAGGGTTGTTTCTTATAGAAATGCTGGAGTTGATGGAGCTTATCAAACTTGGGACTACGCTGCTAACGGTTATGATATACCTGATTCAGATGAACTAGGAAAAGGATTGTTTGCTCCTGACCACTATATGTTACCTGATGACGCTACAGTTAGTACAAATAAATATAGGTATATAAAATTGTATGACGGTACAGGGACTACTGGACAAACTAATGATTCTAATTCAGCAAGAGTGTTTGGTTATGAAACACCTAATTTTGGTAGCAAAACCACTGATATAGGAGTAAGAGTAACTTTTGGAATGAAAGAATTTACATTAGATGATGATGTAAATAATTACTATAGAGGCCAAACAGAAAATGGAAAGTATGCTACTGCACCTTTCTATGGACCTAATTCACCAAACGAAGATTCTTTAGACGGATTTTACAATAACTATAAAAACCCGTTGTTTGCTCAAAATTACACTGGGTATATGCGTGGAGAAATATATCGTTTTGGTATACAGTTTTATGATAAAGGAGGAGAGTCTACGTTTGTTTACCCTATAGGTGATATTCGTATGCCTGATATGTCTGCTGAATATAGAGAGTTAAGAAATGATGGTGAAGTATATAGCGCTTTAGCTAGCGTTTCTCTTACAAGTGGCGTGTATAATAATACAGACGCTACAATAACACATGCAGGTAGTACGGATATAAGAGTAGGTATGTCCGTAACAAGTGATAAGGCTGGAATACCAGCTAATTCTTATGTTGCTTCAATTACAAGTAATACAGTATTTGAATTAAATGCTGCCGCTGAATCTAGTCAAACTGGTTGTGTGTTATCCTTATCAACATCTGGCACAACATTAGATAGCGATTTACCTAAAACATATCTTACTTGTAATGACAAAGGTAAAGGGTATATATTATTTCCAGAGTTTCGTGTAAAACTACCTAACTCTATTAGGTCTAAAATATCAGGATACTCTATAGTAAGAGTTCATAGAGATGCTACAAATAGTACAGTTCAGTTTTCTGGAGCAATGAATCAAACAATGTATTATGCAAACAGTTCTGATAATGGTATTAGAAAAAATAAAATATGTAATACAGGTTTTCCTCAAGTAAGTTTGGATTTTAATAGTACAAATGGAGAAGTTGGAGGGTCAGGTGAGTTAGGTGCTAATGCTACTTTAATAAACCCAAATTTACATACTATAGACACGCCAGAAGCTTTGTTTGGAACATTTGATTATAATTTTCAAAGCAATGACTATGTAAAAGTTTGCGGTGTATTAAACGCTTTTTTAGGCGAAGACTCTCCTGTTTTACATACAGATAACAATGAATTAAATATATTAAGAGCAGACGACGAAAACAAATATTATGGTGGTGGATATTTAACTACAGGTCTTGGTACAGAGCATGCATCAACTAGAAGTAATACATTTTACAGTAAATATTATATAGATGATACTTTAAAATCAGGACTTAATTTAATTACTCCAAGCAGATATACTTTTGACGACTTAGGGTCAGGAACATTCGGTGTTTATCAAGAATTAACTTATGCATCAAAAGTAGGTCAAGGAGAAGAGGTAATTAGTTCTAAACTTGGTGATGCAAATATTAGTCATAATTATAGAAATGGTTGTGGTAATGTAAGCATGAGTAGATTAAGACTTGGTTATGGTAATACTGATGGTACAACTAAATGGTATAATACTAGCCTAAATGGTTATAGACCTGGGGATTATGACCGCAATATGCTTAATAATACTTCTGTATTAGCTGCAACTAGAGGAGGTTTAGATGGTATAGATACAAATGCTTACATATATGGTAAGCAAGAAATACAGCGTTCAGATTTAACTGGCAACCCAAAACTATTTGTAGCACAAAAATTATTATGTAAAGTTTATAGACGTTTTAGCTCAGCTACATTATACGGAGGCTCAAGTGAATCTTCTTATGAGAATCAAAAATACAACGCTACAGGAACGTATAATTTTGATTTAGATACTTACGAAGCACAAAATGCAGCTAATAGTGGAAACTCTAGTACGGTATATTATCACCCTGTTTTTGGTGGAGATACTTTTGTTACATTATTTGGGTTAAGTAAAAATGTTAATCCTAACATGGAAGAAAACAGAACATATGCTCATGGCGCTGCAATAGTATTTCCTGTAGAAACAAGAATAAATACAGACCTTCGTTGGGGTGATTATTTTGGTGCTCCTAACGCTATTTCTTCTATGGATATAGAATACGAAGTTAAAGTAAGAGTTCCTAGTACAGAACCATCAACTCACTATGGAGGCGCTACTCAATATGAATATGTAACAGAAACAAGAACAAGAACTCAAACAGGTGGTTCTGCTTTAATGCTAGCTTTTCAAGACGAATATTTATATAACAATACTTATAATGTAAATAATTCGTTAAAGTCTTTTTCACAAAAACCATCTACATTTGTAGAGGTTAATGATTTTAAAAACGTTATTGCGGCTTCTAACCTAAAGTTAGCAGGTGATTTTATGGACGCATTTTCTAGGTTTGACGTTAACGAGTTCTTTGAAGTAGATATGGCTCAAGGTCCTGTATACAATTTGTTTAATTTTAAAAACGAATTATTTGTTATACAGAAAGACGCAGTAGGTTTGTTATCTGTTAACCCTAGAGCTTTAATATCAGCAGAAGGTGCACCTATACAAGTTGCTACAGGAAGTGGAAATGTAATGCAAAGAATAGATTATTTAGATACAAAATACGGAAGTCAACATTACAATAATGGTGTAACAACAAATAAAGGTTTGTATTGGTTTGATGATAATCAATCAGCATTTTGCATGTTACAATACTCAGGAAAAGGGGCAGGTGTTACTGATATATTAGAAACTACACATAATAGCAATTTGTTATTCTCTTTAAGAAATTATCAAGTTAACGATAACCCTAAAGAAGTTTCTGAAAGATTAATAGACCAAAGAGGTAAAACTTTTAGCAAGCGCTCAGCAAAAACTAACATTTCTAGTGTAGGTGGTGTACATTTATATTGGAATCAACTATACAATGAAGTAGGTTTATGTATTACTGGTTTAAATACTGCTCCTAACTATATGCACATAGTTTATGACGAGTTGTTAGGAGTTATATCTTCTAAGCGCTCTTATAAAACAGTAGCAAGTTGTTCATATAATGGTAGATTGTATTCATTAGGTTATGAAGGTAATTCAGCTAATCTGTCAAAATACAATCTTTTCTTGCACGACGAAAGTAGTACATATAATAATTTTTATGATGTGCAATCAGGTTCTAATTTTAAAGTTAAATTTGTATGCAATGAAGATGTGTTTACTACTAAAGTATTTGACAAATTAGTAATGTATTTGACAGGAAATCAAAATTCAGCAAAATTAACTAAATTTACATTCACAGATTCACTAGGTAATACAGAAACTTTAACTGACCTTACACACGCTAAAATGAAGATGGGTAAACATATAATACCAATTAGGTCTAAAACTTCTTCTACAAGGTTAAAAGGAGACTTTATAACTATAGAGGCAGAGTGTAGTGGAACAACAGAAGAAATAGAAATATTTAGTGCCTTAACTCACTTTAGAAAAATGCAATTATAATGCCTATACCAAATAAAATAACAAGCCCTGTTGCTAAAACTTTTATGAACCCTAAAAGTATTCCATTAGAATTTCAAAGACCTATATTGTCTTTAGATGCTTTTAACAACGTTTATACAGGTAGAGCAAATGTGGGTGCTAAATATAATGTAAACCCTAATCTTCAGTTGAGTGCAGGAGTTTCTATGCACACACCTACATATCAAAAAAATTTAACAACAATTCCAGGGCAAGAAAAGTTTGGTATTTCTCAATTCAACACAGGATTAAAATACACTTTTGATAAAGGTGGCTATGTTAAAAAGTATTATAATGGTGGTGATGTCGGCATAGATTTAAGTCAATATAATAGCGCTTCTTCAGGAAGTTATTCTTGGGACGCTCCTGCTGCTGATTTTGTAACAGCTGACGCAGGAAATACAGGTGGAGGTGGCCCTAACATGGGTAATGTAAGTTCAGGATTAAGCGCAGTATCTTCAATAGCATCAGCACTTGATAATGACCCAAATAGTTTTGGTGCTGCAGATACTATAGGGACTGTAGCACAATTTGCTTCTATGGGAGCTGCAGCAGGCCCTATTGGAGCTGGTGTTGGTGCTCTCGTAGGTGGTGTAGTAAGTATTTTTAAGAAAAGACAGCAAGATAAAGCTAACGCTAAAGCTGAGAGAGAAAGAAAAAAGAAAATAAGAGTTGCTGAAAAGAAAGAACATTTATCATCAATACAAGATGATAGAATGGCTGAAGCAGAGTCTTCTGCTAAAGCACAAGGTGAATTGCTAGCTACAGCTAAAAGCTTATCATCTACTAGTGCAGGAAAATACTTTTACAACAAAGGTGGTATGACGCAAGGTGCTTACAACCACTCTACTAACCCATTAACTGTTGTAGATAAATATGGTAACAATACAGGTATGGAGTTAACAGGTGGTGAAGGAGTATTTGATAAACCTGCAATGAATAGAATTAAAGCATTTGCTAAAGGAGGAAACTTTCAGCAATTAGGTCAATTCGTAAGCAACGAAATGCAAACTTGGAAACATAAATAGTTATGGGTAATTGGAATAGCGCTTACGCCTTGAGCGCAAAAAATGAAGGCAATATTTCTACAGACAAAAATGATACTGGAAACATCTTTAATCTAGGCGGTACAGAGATGTTTGTAGGAACAAGATATGGTCAGACATTTGAAAACTGGATAGCATATAAGAAAAAGAAAAAACCAACTACTAAAACAGAATTTGAGTCACTAAAAAAAGAGTTTGGAAAGGTTTCTAAAGAAGATGTAAAGGCATCTTTTAAAGCGCAGTATTGGGATAAATATAATTTAGACAAAATAACAGATGATAAAGTTGCTTCTAACATATACGATGCAATGATTAATCAATCTTATACTTTAGGAGGCTCAGGAAGTCATAAAACTTTATCTGATGTATTAAATAGTTTAGGTTATGAAACGGATGCTAAAACAAGTTTTGATACAAACCAAAAAGCATTAGATGCTATAAATAAAGCAATTGCAGAAAAAGGTGGAGAAGCTGTTAATACCGCATATAGCAATAGGAGAGAAGAATCTTATATGGGTTCAAAAACAGTTGATGAGCATGGAAAAGGTTGGTTAAAAAGACTTAATGAATATAGGAACGAAGAAAACCAATATTCACAAAACGAATTAAATGAAATGTCATTTACTAACGATTCGACTAGTAATATGGCTGTTCTTGATGAAATAAGAAACCAAAATATTAATGTAGATGAAGGTACTGTAGATAAAGGCTCTGAAATTAAAAATAAAGATAACCTTGATTACTTAAAAAGAAGAGCGTCTGAAGGTGGTTATGAATTGTCCGATGAGGATAATAAAAAAATTACAGATTTAGCTGAAGAACAAAGAGTTCAATGGTCAAAACTAGGTAAGCCTGGTTTAATGGATTTAGCGGCAAATGCATTTGGAGTAGGACCAAAAAAATTAGGTGTAGACGATGATATGTCAAATGCTGTAATGAGACAGCAGGTTATTGAATCGCTTAGTTCAGATATTAACGTTAATACACCAGAAGGTAAAAAACAACTAAGACAAAGATTAAAATCTTATACAGATTTAATTGGTTCTGATGAATACAAAGACAAAGTAGCAAGTTTATCAGGTGGCGTTAGAGATTCTTCATATGAAAACATGATTGAAGATATATCTGCTGATTATAGATTGTTTATTAATGATGCTAATGAACAGCTAGGCTTAGAAGGTAGTGATGCAATAGGATACGAAATTAAAAGTGAAGAGCATCTTGATAAATCTTTTGATGAAGAAGGTGTTATATCAGATAACAAAGCAATATTGCAACAAGAAATAGATGCAGGAAATCAAGAAATAATAGATGATGTAGCTAAAAATGGTATGGATGCGGTAGCTGCAGATTTAGCAGGCGCACAAGCTGATGCTGCATCAAGAGGTGAAGAGGCTGACGCTGCAACTCTTTTAGCTTTAAAAAAGAAAGAAGATGAAATGTCTGCTCTTTCTAAATCTTTAACAGAAGGAGTTAAAGCAGGTGAGGCTATAGAATTTGATGAAGAAATAGAAGAAGAAGATGATATTAGCGCTCTTTTAGAAGAAGGAAAAAAAGATAAAGGAAAAGAAAAAACACCGCTTACTGACGAACAAAAAGCAGTAAGAAATAAAAAGTGGATGCAAGCAGGTCAGGCAGGTTTAGGTATACTAAAAGCTGCTGCAGGTATTAAATCTTTATCTAAAGCTTTACAAGAACATAAGGTAGATGTTCCTGAGTTATCTCCTTTACTAACAGAAGCTGTTAATAAACAAAGAGAGCTTTCTAAAGCAGGGTTTACTGCGCAAGAAAAAGCCTCTGCTATGACTAATATTAACAATGCTTATGCTAGTGCAATGAAGAATGTACTTCGTGCATCAGGAGGGCAAAGAGGTGCTTTTTTAGCTAATCAAGGTGTAGTAGATGCAAATAGAGTTGGAGCATTAGTAGACTTAGCAGCTAAAGACGCAGCAGTAAGAAGACAAAATATACAAGGATTTAATCAGTTAGCTTCATCTGTAGGTCAAATGCAGTTAAATAGAGATATGACTGTAGAGCAAATGAAACAGCAAACAGTAAATCAAAATAAACAACTATTAAGTGGTATAGGAACTAATTTATTGTCAGGAGCTTTAGATGAAGCATCTTATTATTTAAACCCTAATAGAAAGGCTATGGATGAAATGACAAGTAATATACTACAAAGCTTAGGTGGGGGTAATAGTGGATATGACCCTGCTGCAAGCTCACAAGCAAATATAACAGCAGCATCACAACAAAACGCCGAAAAATAAATGGATTATTCAAAAGTAAATACAGCTCTTTCTGGCTGGGTAGGTTCAGGAGAAAGAAATAGAAGACAACAGTCAGAGTTAGCTCAAGTTATGCAGTTAGCTCAAACGCAACAACTTATACAGGCTCAAAATGAAAAAGCCGAAGTAGAAATGGAAACTTACCTTAATGACATTAAGGCTAAGGCTAGTCAAGTTGCAATGCGAAATGAAGATGTAGATTTTGTACAATCTTTATATGACGAAAACAGAGATATATTTCTAGCTGAATTAGAAAAGCATGGTAACGACCCTGTTAGATTTATGAACTCAGGAGGTAGAAGAGTGCTTAGAGATTTCTCTAAAAACGTTCTACATGGAGAGGAATCTAAAAGAATAAAAATGAATACATCAGAAATACAGAAGTATTATGATGCAGAGTTAAGAGATAATGGTAAATATAGAAACACTATATCTCATTCATCAAGACAAGACTTGGTAGACTTTTTAAGTGGAGATAGAGATGTATTTAGATTTAAGTCTATCGTTCCGTTAGATTTAAGTTTATCTGAAGATGACTATGCTGGAGCTAATAGTAAAGCAGAAGCTATATTAGGCAAAGAAGGTAACTATATGTCTGCAGTTGCTAATTATAATATAGAGTATGATTTACCTGATGACTATAGACCTTCGCAAGAAGAATTAATTGGTTATGTAAATAATTATTACCCACAAACAGGTGCAGGAAAAGACGCAGCTTTTGTAAGTGGAGGTTCTGAGCAGGGTGGCGTATCTGTATCTGTAGCAGGAGATATGCGTAATCAATACAACTCTATTAAATCTAAACAAGTGTCTACTGCTAACATTGGTAAAGATGATGCACAATATCAAACATTCTTATCAGACTTTAACTTAGCTAATATTAATTACAATGTTAGTCCTGAAAACACTGATGTAGTTGGTCATAGAGCTTTCCAAGGTAAAGAGTTAGATTTTGCAAAAGTATTTGTAGATGGTAGCTTGGACGAAGAAAAAGGTATTACTGAAATATCTAACTATCAAGTAAACAACTCAGACGGACAATGGTATGACGAGGACGGAATGATGATGTTATCTGGTAATGAAATGCCTGATATGAACGTAGGTGGTGTTTTCTTAGCTTATAGAATACCTGACGGTAGAGATGAACAAGGAAGATTAAAAACCCGTCTTGTTAAGGCAGAAGACTTAGAAGAAGAACCACAAAACGCAGAACATGTGTTAGTTCAAGAGTTCGAGGATTGGGGATTGTTTAATAATGACCACTTCTATAAAGAACTTAAAATGCAAGGTCAAAGCGGTAAGATGTCGCAAATGAATGGTATCCTAGGTAAGGACGCTGAATACAAAAGAGTTCAGCAAACATCTCCTGAAGATGCGCCAGAGTATGATTCTAAGTTTGCATTAACTCCAAGTACATCAGCAGAAGATTTATCTACTCACGTACAAAGCTTAAACTTCCCGTTAAACGTATCTATGGGTAAATTAAATATCGAGAAACATAATATGAAAGCTCGAAGTATTTTATTAGCTTTGTCAATGGCTGGAAATCAAGACCATAAGTATGCTGTAGAAAGTATATATAGAGATTACAACAGAGATACTAATCCTGAATTATATAAAGCTTTAAGGTCTGGAGATACTAATGTATTCTTTGATACTTTATTAAAAGACTATATGAAAAAAGGTGCTTCAGAGAAAGAAGCAAGACGGTATCTAACAGAGGTAGATAAGTTAAGAATAAAGATTTTACAAGCTCAAAACATAGAATAGTATGGCTAATGATGCATGGGAAGGTGCAGTAGGTACACCCCAACAAGACGTAACTCAATACGACCAATCTTTAGATAGCTCATTTCAAGAACCACAAATACAAGAAGGCTTAAACACTCAGCAGGTACAAACACCTGCTATTGTTGATGATGGCTCTCAATCTTGGGGAGGCTCTCTTGATGCTATGGCTCAACCACAAATAGGTGGTGAAATGAACCAAGAAATAGAAGACCTACCTGAAGCAGGAGTTCCTGGTATTGACTATGATATGGGACACCTAGAAACTATAGGTCGTTCTATTATGGTAGGTTTTGGTGACTTTTTTACATCAATGGGTGACTTAGCTGATTTTGTATCAGGAACAGGCTCTAAAGA